CCTGAAGTTGCGAATGTTCAATTTTATAATAATGAGAGTGTGATTGGTCCTTTAACTTTGGATGACTTTGATGATATGCCTGAAACCCAAGCTTCGAATTCTTTGACTCCTGTTACTGATCGAGTTAAGCTTTCTTCTTTTAATCCCTTTCTTATAGATGGTGAATTTTTACCCCTACCAAAACTTGGAAACTCTACCCCTGGAACCGGTGATGCATCTAAATTATCTGGTGAAGAACATGATGATTCGATTTTAAATTTTTGTAAACGATTTGGTTATTTTAACAATATTGCCTGGACTACTGCACAAACACCTAATACTCAATTGATGTTTTGGAGAAATACCCCCGTAGGTGCTTTGGGAGGATGCCCCCCTATTAAATATGCTTCACTGTGTGCCCAATATTGGCGTGGATCCCTTACTTATAAAGTTCGTATTTCAAAACCCCGTTTCGCCCAAGGAAAATTGATAGTTACTTATACCCCCCGTGGTCAAGTTATTTCTGCTACCACGGAAGCTGATATGGAAAAATATGTTTTGGTTGTGGATATTTCTGAGACGACTGAATTTATGTTTACAATACCCTATATGGATGATATGGAATGGAAGACTGTTGGAGACCCTAATGTTAATAGTTATTTATATAATACTGGTACTGTTACAATTAAAGTACATAATAGTTTAATGATGCCTGCTTCTTCTACTTCTTCTATAATTTTATATATGGAAATGTGTGCTGGCCCTGATTTTCAACTTGCTAACCCTATTGAACCTCAATTATCTTTTGCTGTCCCTACTAATGTTTTTACTACAGAATATTTGGGTGGACCTGCGTTCACTGATTATATGTCTACGATGGGAACTTTTTCAACCCGAGAGGATGCGATTAATTGGCTAGATACCACTTTGTATGCTGTCCTATCTCCTGATATAGCTGTTACTCAATCTGGAGTGTATGCTGAAACTTCTTCTTTACAAAATAATGATACTGATTTAGGATTTATTTTAGGATCTAAAAATAGTGTGACTGTTAATAATAAATTGACCCGCCCTGATGAAATTACAACTATTTCTTCTCTTTTACGACGACCTTTTAAAGATGTTCAAATTGCTAAGACTAATAAGAAATATAATTTGGCTTTAACTTGCCAGACAAATTCCAATTCTTTTCTTTTCCATTTTTCTAAATGTTATCTCTTTTGGCAAGGTGATTTAAATTTTCATATGATGCAATTGGACGATTCTTCCCCTGATTTTAATTTAGTTTATAATACTTATTATGCTACAAATTATGATAGACAAGCCGGAAATGGCGATGGATCTGGAATTCCCCCAAATGGTGGTACTTCCACTATAATTGGCGATATAAATTATTCTGATATTGTTGCGATGAATGTGCCTTTAATTACGAAACCCCCCATTATGTATACATATCCCCGACGTGTAAATAGTGATTTAATGAATAATTGGAGAGCGTCTGGTGGAACTTTAACTTATAAGAATGCTCTTGGAACGAATGTGATAGTTTATAGATCTGCAGGACCAAATTTGAAATTTTATCGATTTATAGGAATACCTGAATTGGCTGATATTGGCTTTGAGTTTATTAGAGGACTTCTTCTAGATTATTATGATTCTGGAGCGACTGGACATGCTATGATTGATATTTTAATTACTAAACAAATTTCTTTAAATTTAATGAATAATAACGGAACTATGACTAATTTGATAAATCAGATTCAATCTGCTTTTCCTAGTACGGATCTTGCGAATGTGTTAGCCCCTAATCAACTTTCTTATTTAGGATTATTGAAAATAGATGATAATGACTCCGAAGATGAAAATGGTCACGATGTCACTGGCACTGGAAAGATGGTTGCACGAGCAAGGCGTTAAGAGCGTCATTTTTACACGATGTCCCAGTTCCCCCAACCTATGACTTATAGTGTTCGGTCTTCGCGTTACAACCGGAAAGATGCAACAACCAAGGAGGGAGTGATCCCGTTCATCCGAGCCACGGTTGACTTTGGTGAAGTAGCGAGTACCCAAAAGGTAGCTCACCCCATGACCCAGCTGAACAAATTGAACCCGATTGCCCATAACATGGATTTATTGATGCCCGAGCAAGTCCTGAAGAAGGATATTTCCAATATAATGAACAGGTACAACGATAAGAAAATGCCGGCCCGGTCTTCGAATCACAACTCTGCTGACGAAACAACTAGTGAGGGAGTGATCCCGTTCATCCGAGATACGGTTGACGCTAGTGAAGCTGCGAGCACCATTGTGGTGGCTCCCCTCTTTAATGAAATGACCCCCTGCCAGATCCAATCCCGAATTGCCCGAGAGATGAGAGGTCCATGGAAGTTCGATGCTGTAATGGACTTAGTTCGACGATATTTGCGAATCAGAACGGAGAAGAGTGGCAATTGTTACTTTGATCTAGTAATTCGCAGTGCGGCTACAACCCCAAGTGTTAATTGGAAAGACCATGAATCTACATTGGAAGTTATTTATGAGGATGATGATCAAGAGGAGATGTGGAGAGTATGCCAATGCAAGCAAGTATGTAAGTATGAACTTCGCATGTGGAAAGAATTCTTCCGGTGTATGATTATGTTTAGGACTGAGCATGAACGCGACATTCCCCGACCACCGAGGAATTTTGAAAACTTGGCTTATTGGGAAACCATAAGACCAAAGCCCCTTGTGATGATAGGAAATCTGGAAAGCAGATGGACTGTCACCTATGAGGATGAGGTGGAAGTGAGTGAGACTGTAAAGTTGAACTCCTTCTGCCGACAATATGTTGTTGTTGAGACTGAGGAAACTCATGTCGAATATGACGATGTTGATACCCCCCCCGAGATGTGGACCTTGGATGGAGGAGATTGGACTTGGGAGTTGCCAAAGAAATTTGTGCGACCATGCCGAGAAGATGATGTTCAATTTAAGATCAATTTGAAGAATGAGATTGAGGAGAAGATGAATCGAGAGAGAATTTGGTCCCTGAGAGAGAACCCCAATATGTCCCAATGGTTTACCCAATACCAGAAACAATGGGTCCGCGAGCCAAAGAAACCAGTGCTTCGTGGAATGTGGGAGGATTTAATCCCACGCAGTTACCTCACTGCCCAACCACCCCAATGGAAGAGAAAGAACGAGATGTTTGAGACCCAGGGTGGGAAAGAAGAAAAGAGGAAAGCTAAGATTATGGCTGATCGTGATAAGAAGTGTATGACTGAAATAGTGACTGCGCGAATGAAGAGTGTGTATGAGCATGGACGTAAGAAATCCACTAAACGACAACAACCACGAAAACACCAAGTGGATTATGAAACTCAAATGTTTGAGGGATTTATGAAGACTGGATTGTTAGACCCTAAATTAGCTGATAAGGTAACAACTACGCTTGACCGCGTGGAACAGACTGTTTTGAATGCTGAAGCTTTAGTGAATGAGACTGCTGAACGAATCACGAATCAAGGACAAATTTTGACTGATGAGACGAGTGAAGTGATGCGCATGGCGCGTGGAACGATGGACTCTTTTGGACTTAAGTTTGATTTTGGAATGAATTTTATTTTTAGTAGAATGATTGATGTGAGTGGATTTATGCGAGAAGGTTTTAGTTTAGGACGAATTTTTGAGACGATTGCGAGATTGTTAGTAGATTTGAATGTCCCCATGAATATGATAACCCAAATAACTGTTGCCCTTACCCCCTATATTAACCGCGTCCTGGATGCAAGTGTGAGACAGGCCGAGATGCCCGATACCCAAGGGTTCACGGAAGATCTTCAAGCCATTGGTGAGAAGATCATTCCGTGGGCCTCTGTGGCTTCTGGAATTCTTGGTGGATTAACGATTTTAATTAGCGCGATATATTTTAAGGTAGTGCCGAAAGGCGATGATGTGGAAGGTTTTGTTAGTAGTACTGTAGGTAAGTCATTTGATATGTTTAGATTGATGCAAGGAAGTGTTGCGATTGAGAAATTTTATGGATGGTTTAAGAATATGTACTTGCAAGTGTTTGCATGGTGTATGGGAAAGAGTGTTGAAGAACTAGAACGAAAGAGTAATATTAAGAGTCTGACTGGAGAAATGCAAGTCTGGGCTGAACAAGTTGCTACGTTTATGTCCCCTGAATACCAACAAGCGATCCAATTGGATGTGAATTTGAGACAACAAGTGTTTGCGATGTATGATAAGAGTCAACATTTTGCGAGTGAAATTTCTGCGATGAATGCGAATGCTGGAATAGTTACGATTTTTAAAACTTTTCAAAAAGATTGCTTTAAACTTTATGAGATTGCGAGAAAACCCCTTTTGTATGCGACTGCCCGACCTGATCCTCTGTGTGTGAGTGTGAGTGGACCAACGAATATTGGCAAATCTGGAGTGATGTATAAGTTGATAAATGCGATTGCCGAGTCCCAAAATCTTCCTGTTACGAATAGAGCGTTTGCGAGAATTGCGAGTGTGAAACATTGGGATGGATATGCTGGACAGTTTGCTGTAATTCAAGATGATTTTGCCCAAGTGAAAACGAGTGAGGATGTTGCTGAATTGTTTAGTATGAAGACGAATGCTGAATTTACCCCCCCTATGGCTAAAATAGAAGAGAAAGGAATGAAGTTCTGTTCGATGTTAGTGATGCAAAGTTCGAATGTGAAATACCCAGAGCCTGTTGCGATTGTGGATTTTCCTGCTCTGTGGAGACGACGTGATGTTTTGATTGAAGCGAAAATGAAAGTGCATGTTGCTGAAAGAGACCCTATTGGACATACTCATCTTTTATTGAGACAAATTGATTCTTCTAGCCCTACTGGACCGACTGGACGATGGATGGAAGTAAGTGATATGGAACAATTTTTAGTTAAGAAATATTATAATCATATGGTGAATCAGAAAGCTTTAGTTGAAAATTTGAATGCTGGAACAAAAATCCAGATGCATGAATTGATTGCCCCGAATGAATTCCCCGAAACCCAAATTTATGAGAGTGATGATGAATATCCCACAGTTAGTCAGATACCAAGTCCAACCCCAAGTGAGAGATCCTGGAGTAGTGATGAAGGATGGGAGAGACGAGGAGAATATGATTGGGTTGATCGACGAAACCAACGACTTGATGAAGCTGACGTTTTCTACGATGCTGAGGAGTACATTATCCCGATTACAAAGCCAATTGGACTTATTAGGAAAATTATTAAGAATAGAACCCAACCTAAGTGTGAAGGATACCACCCATTTTGGAAGACCCTTGTTCAGTGTAAGAGATTGATTTTGAACGCCCCCCTTGGAGGAAGACTTGACTACTCGGAAGAGTGTTGGGAATTCTTCTATGCTGCGATTGAAGAAGATAAGGATGTTGTGATGTTTTGTCCCACCCTATTGATACCTGAATTAGATAATACCATTTCGTATGAAAGAGACCTGATAACAATGTGTAGACGGCATGAGGATATTACCCGATATTTTAATGATGATGCAAATGTGAGTGCGATTTTAGCGAATGAGGCTGCATGGGAAATTAGAGATAGAGTTTTGAAGTTTAAGAATGTTCTGAGTGAGTGGTATGAGAGTGCCAAGAAAATTTTGAAAGCGATAATTGATGGAGTGATGAGTTGTTTGACCCCTGCCCATTGGAAATTGTTTGGAGCTATCATTGTGATGTGTACAGGAATCTCCTTAACCGGATGGTTTGCTGGATGGCTCCAAAGGAAAATTAACCCAACCCCTGCTCAAAAGAAAGCGATGAAGAAGATGAAGGTTGTGGAAAATGGTGATGATGATGAAGTTGAGCTAGTCGAGAGAAATCATGAAGGATTGACACCCGAGAAGAGAATACGACATGCTCATATCTGCGATTGTGGCAAAGTGTTTATTCACGACCACATAATAAGAATACCAGAGGAGAATGAACATTACCATAAGACCTATCCCAACTCTATGCGCTGTAAGGCTTGCTGGATTCCTGAAGACACCGAAGGAAGTGTACCAAGTGGAGATGAAAAGACCGCTAAATTACAAAAATTGAATTTGAAAACCGAAGGAAGTGTG